TCAATCTATAAAAAATATTTAACCCTGATAAGGATTCTGTTACATCTTCTACATTTTTATTAGTTTCAATATTGTTTTTTTGTTTACATGAATTACATCCCATAATTATTATTTTTTAATAATTTTAATATTTTTTTTAAAAAAGTAACTATTAATTAGTAGAAATACTTACTTTAATATCAGTATTAGGAAATTTAATCTCAAACATAGAATTTGGTGAACCAAATAATGTATATTTACCCAATAAATCTATTTGTCTAGTATCTTCATCAATGTATGGTTGTGATATTTCATTTAATGAATATTTTCCATTTTCATTAACTTTATTAAATACTCTCAAATCAGTTACATTGAGTACCCCACTAACATTATTAATATTTTCAATTAATTGTGAAATATAAATATTATCACCCATATCCCATTTGTTTATATCAAAATAGTCACTAATTGAATTTATAACACCACTAATAACCTCACCTTTGGGTACTGCCTTTTCCGCAAATACATCCACTTCAAAACCTAAATTTATTACTCTACCATTTTTAATAGTTACATAATCATTTAACATTCTATAATCCGCTAAATACTCTGCAATGTTCTCCTTTAATGTTGAAGTAGTACTAGTTGTTAATTTACCTAAAGAATCTAAAGATAATATATAAACAACAATTTTATTTCTTTCTTCTAAAACACCAGTTCTAAATGGAACACCAAATCTACCAGGCATCAAAGGTACTCTACTCTGATAATCTTTTATTGTAACACATCTTTCCTGTGCCGAAAAATTATATCTAACTAAGTTTCTAATTTCATCAACAGAAGGTTCTTCTTTTCCACCCAACGCAGGTATAGGATTATTAACACTAATACTGTTTCTAATTGTAATGTTTATTGTCTCATCATCACCATTAACTACTGAAGTTACTGTACCTAAATTATTAATAACATTTGGACCTAAATTACTATCTTCTCCACCACCAACCCTATATTTTATAAACATAGTACTAGATGGTGAAGGTATCTCACCTAAAGAAAGATTATTTATTTTTTTACCTATACTTTCTATTTGTCCTCTACAACCAACAAAATCATTTAATTCTGAAATATCAGGTTCACCTGCACCAAAAATAATTTTACAGAAACCATTGTCTGTAAATTCCTTAATAAATCTTTTAGGTGAGTTCTTCCATTTACCCACAACAATACCCTCTCTATCTGATACACCATTTTCATCAACAATATATATTTGTGATTGAGCCAATGAAGGTACTTCATAAAAATTTAAATCAAACGTTGAAAATTCTTCTTCAGTAGGTGTTGTTGTAAAATTAGTACCTTCTTTTACTATTATATTTTCAACAGATAATACATTTTCATCTGGTAAAACTACCTCTAAGAAAGGTTTAAAATCTTCAGTAGATAAAGTTCTTTTAAATATTTTAGTAAAACCATTAACTACTATCTCTCTTTTAGTTAAAGTATAGTTTTGTATAATACCACTACCATCAATATTTGGTATAATTAATCTATTTGGTATCCCTCCAGATGCAAAAGGTGATGCAAAGTCACAATCTTCTAATAATTCAAATACTTTACCACTACCTATAGCCTGTGAACCTTTTAATATTTTTGGTGCATAACTAATATCAAATGTATCACCATTTACTGGAATATTAGTTACTGTCCAATCAACAATAGTTAAACTAGGTCTTTTTCCCGGTATATTTAAACCAAAAGTTCTAGCCAATTCCAAAACTGAAGATCTCTCCTGTGCATAATTAATTTGAGTTTCATTGAACATTCTATCGGTATGAAATGATAACATATCACCAACCGCAGCATTCAATTCTAATAACATCATACCAACCGAAGCGTCATTGAAATCTGAGAATGTTTCAGGATAATATTTCTGTATAAATTGAATTAATTGTTGTCTAACATCAGAAAAATTCCTAGCGTTATAATCTATCTTCTTTGCCATATATTATAGTGTTAATGTAACAGTATCAGTACTAACAAATGTACCTTCATTGACTGTATATGTCAATTCTACAATTATTAATTCTTGATTTTCTTCATTCCTAAAATTAATACTGTTTACTATTAAATTAGGTATGTATTCTTTTATAGTTTCATTTAAATTGTTTCTTATTTTTTCATGCGTTATATCATCATTTGGTTCAAAAATAAACTTTTTTAAATCACTACCAAAATTAGGGTTATATAACCTCTCACCTTTGTTGGTTAATAATAGATGTAATAAATCAGCCCTAATTGCATCTTTATCAGTCTGATTTAACTTAAAGTAAAAACCCTTATCACTATCACTAAAAGGGAAATCTATGTTTATATATCTAGTTCTTGCCATTTGTATATAAATATTATAGTATTATTTTTTTGTAAGGAAATAGTATATATAAAAATAAAAAGTCGGATTTCTCCGACTTTCTATTTAGTTAATTAGGTTAGTACCTTTTGTATGTTTGGGTGTATAAGGACAATTCGTACATCCATTACCACAACAACTCCCTCTTTTCTTTAGGTATTCAGATGTTAAAACAAAATTACCATTATCATCTACATAAAACTCATTCTCTCTTAATTTTGGTTTACTTATTTGTCTAACATATTCTTGAAATACCCAATCTTTGTTTGAATTAACCATCCTCATAACTACACAATTTCACAACCATTCGCACCACAGGCAATTTCACCTGTAAGATTAGTGTTATCTTGTGTTTCCACAACTTTAGTTAAATCAACATTTTTAAGAGATGACATCATCTTATTGTAAATTTCTTCAGTACAATCCTCAAAAGGTGCTTGTTGGTATGTTCCACCATTATATGGTAATACAGATAAACCATTATAGAATTTTCTGTTTTCCCACATCCATTCACCTGCTAGTTCCCAATCTTCTTCTTTCAATGAAATAGTTGCGGAAACATTATGTGTATTTTGTCCGCCTCTGTGTCCATTTTTAATCCATTCTTGTGAAATCTTTTTAACTCTCTCCAAAAGTTCAAACGCTGATTCATATCTCAAAATTGATCCCTTTGGTGATTTTTGTGGAATAGAAATAACTGCAGTATCGTGTGGTCTGAAAATTTCATCTTCAACCAATTCAGGATGACTTTCATTCAAATATGTATATATTGATTCATTTTTTCCAACTCTAATTCTTCTAATATAGAAATCATTGTGCCAAGCGTGTATACCAGAAGACGTACCCAAAACCAAAGATGATGTACCTGATGGTTTTACGGTGGTTGTTCTCGCAGCCTTATTAATTCCAATTATATTAGCAACTCTTTCATTTTCATCTTTTACTGCCTTTGCTGCGGATTTCATATCATAACCCAATACAACACCAGAACCAATACCTGTCATACCAACACCAATCAACGCATCTTTCTCTGTTGTTCTTTTCCACACATCTCTCAAATAGTGGAAATCAGTATATCCTGCCTGTAGTGTACCGATAAATGATGCACCTCTAACTCTTTTTTCAAAATCTTCTTGTGATTCAATATCAGACGCATTAACTTCACATAGATTACAGAACTGATAAGGTCTCAATCCAATTTCACAACAAGGATTTGTACCCCAATCTTTATCATTAGAGAAATAAATACCTGGTTCACCTGCCCCACTTAGTTCAATTCTTTTCCATAAGTCTAAGAAAAAGTTTTTAGTTACTTTGTGTCTAAGTAATACTGCTGAGTTGTTTGCTCTACCTCTTTGTGCATTTAGTTCCCACCAAGCACCTGATTTACAAGAAATCATTTCATCATCATCTGCACTAAATAAACTAATCAATGCTGCTCTTCTAATACCACCTGCTAGTACTGCATCTGCGATATAACAAACAATATCGTGTACTTCAATAGGTTGCATTTTATCACCATCTTCTTTACTTTCCAAAACTTTTTTAATGTTATGGATACAATCTTTTAATGGTTGTGGACCGGGTGCCTTACCACCTGATGTAACCAACAATGCACCTTTTTGTCTAATATCAGAATAGTCAAAAATCGGTGTGGATGATTTTATACCAAAATATGATTCTACTAAAACTTTAATTGCATCTGCCCAACCTTCAATAGAGTCACCAATAAGATATCTTCTATTTCTTTTAGGGTTAGGTTTTTTAATGTCAGGTAATTTATCAACGTGATGTTTTTGTACTGAAAAACCTACACCTGTACCACCTAATAATAAGAACATAGTTTCTGCAAATGCATCAACATGATCAATAGGTAGGTACGCACAATTATATATACGGTTTGGTGAAATCTCAATAGGTTTTCCACCAAACTGTAAACTTCTCATAGATGGTAAGATTTTCTTTTCATACACCATTTTATATACCTCTTCTATTTCTTCTTTTAGTTGAGGATATTTCTTTTGGTGCATTTCTTTATTTCTAGTAACTAATTCGTACCAAGTTTCTCTTCTTTGTTTTTGTGGTACATATTTAGCATATTTCATATGTACCGTAATGTCTGATAAAATTTTAGTAGATAAATCCATTTTCAAATTTTTTATAATTAATTATTATTTTTAAGAGTATACTATCCCATCAATGATTTTTTATGTCATTTTAAATATAAGATAATAATAAAAAAAGTTAGTTAAAACCCCTACTTTTTTCAATCGCCTTTTCTATAAATTTTTGATCCTTCTTTTTGGTTACTTCCTGATTTTCAATCATAGTAATACCCATAGATTCTGTAGTATCAACAGTTAATGTACCATTATCAAAAACTATATCCTCAAACACAACACCATCTTTACCAAATCTAGATTTTAATATCGCAAGTGTTGCAGTACCATCTTCTTTTTGATTCAATGTTTTCGCAACTGACATAATAAAATGTCCAATCTGTCCTTTTTTAATAGAACCACCCATCATATGTGCCTCTACTAAATCCGCACCAATCGCACTTCTATTACCTTGTACCGCAGTCCAACCAGCAATATCTAATTCTGTTAACATAGTTTCAAATTGTCTCATAACATTACCTTCTCCACTATATTCATTATCAAAACTTTTAGTTGGTACAACACAATCAATGTAATCTAAAAATATAATATCAGGTTTTAAACCACTAGATATTAATTTTTTAAGGTATTGTTTTATATGTGGTATAGTTGTTCCATCACTAGGCATCTTTTTTAGAATCAAATTACCACCCATACTTTCAAATTTAGGTAAAAGTTTTTTAACTTCATCTCTTCTAGTTTGTAGAGAATTAAGTTCAATACCTGTAAAACATGTAATATGTTTTCTTTGAATTACTTTTGGATTATCTTCAAAAAATATCTGTACAACATTTTTGTTATTAAGATATGCACTGTTCGCCATTCTAGTCATTATTGTTGTTTTACCAACACCAAATGCTGCTAAAATAACTCCCAACTCACCTTTTGACAGTCCACCACCCATATAATTATCAATACCTACTAACCCTGTTGGAATAGGATCTCTAAAATCATCTTCTAAAACATCTTCAATTTTATGAAAAACATCAATACCTTCATCCCTGTTAGAACCTACCAATATAGCCTGTTTTACTATCTCTTCACACTCTTCATATCTATCAAAATCTCCAGTATCTAAAATCTTCTGAATCTTTTGTGTAGCCTTCTTTAGTTCCTGTTGTTTGCAGAACTTAATGGCAATTTCTTGTGTGTGTAAACAGTCTTTACTATCAGTACTTTCGACTTCCTTCAATAACTCAATCGCTGACTCTCTGGGTATCTCTCTCTTTACCTCAGTTTTAATAATATTCGATATTGTATTGTACGTTGGAATTGTATCGTATTTTTCATTGTAATTCTTTATACCTGAAACAACGATTCTCATATACTCGTTTTCAAAGTAATTAGGATTGACTATGGAAATAATACTTTCAGAAAATTTATGATCTTCAATAATTTGTTTTAATAACTTAACTTGAAAGGTATGTCCTAAGTAACCTAAATTTGAACTTTGATTTTTCGCCATCTTTTTAATTTTTATTTATTAATAAATATACTAGTCAAGTCATATTCGAGATAATTTTGCGTATATTTTTTTTGACTCAAGGATTCTTGTATTTTTTCGATGATTCTAGGTATAATTCTTCTTATGTCCACATCATATCTTACCTTCGGTGGGAAGTCATTTCCTGAAAATATTCTAGAAGATATTACTCTACCCTTATACTTAATTTGGAATTTAAATATGTCTTCATCTTCATAAACATCTTCTACATTAAGACTATCTTCGTTGTTATAATAGTTATGATATCTATATAGATAATCACAACTTTTCTCTTTAAAAAATCTTTGGATTTGTACTACAATACTATCAATAGTTTCTTTAAGTTCATAAGAAAGAATACTCTT